TGTCCGGAGCGGTCTCAGCGTCCTTGCCCCATACTTGGTCTATGACATGCTGTGCGACAATGCTCACCAGCTCGGGTTTCATCACCCCGCCCTGCAAAGTGAATATGTGATCGGCAGTAGCAATAGATCCACTCGCGGCGATTGCTTCGATCGCGTCGATCGTGAATTGCTTGATATTCGTTAAGGTTACACTCTTTGCCGCTCCTGCATCGGATACAGGTACGAGTTCCACGCCAGTTACACTAGCGTCCGGTGTTGCTGCTGAAATCTTGACTCCCATTATCTTAACCTCCCAAGTTGTCTTGCTACAATGGCTACCGCTTCATACGACCAAAGACCTTCACCCTCGAGCCATACTATCACCCAAGCACCGCGAACGCGAGGACGCTCTACACTATTCCGTAGACCTTCCCACTTTCCCTCTGCTGCGGTCACATCAGTAGAGGACTCACCCGCCAGTACGGCGTTGATACCCAGAACAGCCGCATCAGCTACAGTCTCCGCGCTGTCGCCGGTGACTATCCGCCATGTAACGAAATCGCTATTGTCAGCCATGATCCCGTGGATCTCCGCGAGAAGCGCGTCCTCGGTGTCATTACGAGAGAGGCGGAATGGACCCAGAAGCATGTGGCTCTCGATCGCGATCCCGTCGTCAGTCGCTTGCGACGCGCTGAACTTCCGGAGATAGCCGTCCTTGCATCCCAGAACAACCTCAGAGAGACCAGTAGACTCAACCCGCGCTATGGCGAGGGGTTGGTGGTTCTCGGCAAGCCTTACCGGCCAGAGCGCGCGATTCTCAAGATCCAAGAACCAATGAGTGCCGACGCCGGAGGTTGGAGTAATGTAGATCTGAAAGCCGCGCCCGACCGGATCATAAGCCATAAGGATAGTGTTTGTCGTGACATCGATGTTGCGCAGTTGGTCCGGGAGCCGTTCCTCGCTGAATCGTTGAGGGCGATCGCTGTCGCCAGCTCCCCAGAGGTAAATGCCGTCGTTGCTCAAGAACGCGATAAGCCCGTCCGGACTCTTCGCCCAAGCTTCCGGAGCGATTATGCCGATTTCTTCGCTCACGACTCGCAGAGTGCCACTCGTAGGATCCCCGCGCAAAGCCCAGAGGCTATTCGTACACGCGAACACAAGCACCTGGTCGCGATGTGGGATCAGAGCCTTAACGTCCGCGCCTATCCCGCCAGCATGCGCCAGCTGCAGGGCAATAGCGCGGTTGGAGTCGGTCATTTCAGCACCGAGATTGAAGTCTGTAAGGGTAGAAACTCGCGAGGCTTGAGCGATATGGTTCTCCCCAGCGAGTACGAGTCGATCGCGATAGATGCAGATAAGTGGCTGATTTGTGGGCATTGTGCCAGCCGTCGCCTGTAATTCATCGACGACACCGGTGTTAGGATCGTACACACGCACCACAGAATCGGCTATATAGAGCTTTCCGCCCCTCTCCGCTGAATGGTACGCCCCGGAGTCCGTTAGGGTGTTAGCGGACGCGACAGAGGCGTCAAACACGACTTCTTCGCCGTCCTCCCACAGCATTACCTCGCCGTCTGGCCAATCAAGGGTTGCGGATATTGTGGATACTGTAGATCCGCGCAAATAGGAGAAAGCTCCGTCGGCTATGACAACAAGGTCTCTATATCGGTTTCCGGAGCTGTCTATGCTGGTTATAGGGAGCAATCCGGCAATAGCTGTACCGAAGTCGTTGGCGTTTGCCTTGGTGAGTCCCGGTCTGGATCCGCCCCGATCCCTCGCCTCGAGTGGACCGACACCGCGCACATTCATAGCCCAAGGAGCTGCGTAAGGACGGTTTTGCTCACGATACCCCCTTCGCCGGGATATCCCGGCAAGGGGGAACGTCAGAGTCTTTGGCACAGACTTTGGCATTGTGACTTCCTTATTAGACGCCCCACAATTCGATTAAGAACTGACCAGCCGAGTATTTAACGTCAGTTATAGCACCCTGAGTCATATACATATAGCCAGCCGCATCCGGAAGCGCAGTCAACGCGACAGGTGTAGCAGCTGCGCCAGTCCAGTCACCGTGGTTAAGAAGCAATTCTTCGCCTGTCAACGCCGTAAGAGCGGCATCCTGCGCAACATCACCTTCGTCGGCAGAGCCGTAGAAGTTAATGTCTGGATCTCCACCTGCAGGTGTCTCAAGGCAAGTGATCTGCCCGTAAACAATAGTCCCGTTTACTGCAGCCACGATCTGACCGATATGGCAAGGGTTCGCGCTACCATCTACGCCAATGATTGTATCTGCCGCAGCTCCACCCTGCAGGCCAGTCACATCGATAAAGATGGTCGTCTTATACAAAGTACCAGCCTTTACGACGCTATGAGCGCACACCGTTCCAGTTCCGGCAGTTATGCCAGTACCAGCAGCCATCGCCGCCAGAGCCGCGACAGCTGCGAACGTGCAAGACGTCACAGATCCTTCATTGATGTATAGTGCCGTTCCAGCCGTTCCGTCGGTGTGCTGGAAAATACATCCAGTACGATAACCGGCAGTCGCCGCCGTAGGCACGGTTGGGCCACTCGCGAACAGGAGACCACCATCATCACGATGTGCTTCGCCCATTCTCAACAGTTTTCTTACTCTTCCTATCATTTCTCACTCTCCTTTTTTTCGTCAACAGCAACACACCGCTGACGCAACTTTTCATAGAGGAACGCTGGCGATATCTCGTCAAATGTTCGTTCCTTGCTGAAATCATATTCGGGCGCGATCAGTCTTGCCACCAGCTCGGAGCAGACGACATTATCCTGACTTTTGCGCACCTTCCTACCAAACTTCTCAAAGAGGAACATCGCCAAGAGTTGAAGCTCGGCATAACCAGCCGTCCCGCAGTAAGTCTCGGCTACGGCGCGCTTGATTGCCATATCCTCAACGGCGATATCCTTTAAGGAGAAGATCTCAACGCGACGCTTCTTGTTACCCAAAGCCCAGTTTATCAGCTTCTTGAGCGTCTTGCGCCTCACGCCCTTGCCTATGAGTGCCTCGAAAATGTCAGACTCCGTGCTACTCCCCTTGTACTCAAAGCCCACGCCGGTATGGCTCGGACCCTTGGTTACGAGAGAGATTAGACGGGAAAGCCACCCGTCACCCCAGCAAAAGAATACATACATAGAAGTCGGTTTCACAATGCTACCTCCAGTTTGCCTCTGATGTAGGCTGTGTCGGCTGCGATCTTGTTTGTCTTTTCAAACAAACTGTTAATCGATCCCATGCGCTCTACGCACTCAGAATCCTTGTCGTTCATGCGTTGTTCGAGTTCGGCAACCTTGGCGTTCGTCTTAACTACAGTAACAGCCAACCACCCCCAGAAGCTAATAATCACACCCGCCCCTATTGTTATACCCGCGATCTGTAGTGCCTCCATTACCATGTATCTCCATGGTAAGTTATTTCGTAGTTGCTGCCTTGGTTGCAATGCCTTGAAATGACATTATCACCAGGCTCCCCCATTTGCCCGAAAAATCGTGCGCCCTGTTTGCGGTCTTTTGCCACACCCGCCTTGAGTAGTCGCGAGAACGACTCCCAATGGATCCCGCGCTCGTCGTTGGCTCGGATCTCCGCGACCGAAAGGCAGCTCTCGGTAATCAGCTCGGAGTGGACCATGCCGCCCAGAGGCGTCTTGAGAGCATCAGTCAGCTTGCCGGAGAAAGCCTCGTATCGGTAAGTGAGTGTATAAGCGTCGTCTGGTATCGGCCACCAGACAGCTTCAAGCCTCTGGCCGACTGCAGCTGGCTCTCGCTCTTCGTCGTCGTCTACGCCGTCGCCTTTGATCCTTACAGCGACGTAGCGCGGTTTGCCGGTGTCAGTAGAGTCCTGCAGTAGTGCGAGGATCCTCGACTCGCTAACGAGCGGTATAGAGCGGTTGTAGACGTCCGGAGCGTAGAAGAAGTCACCTATCACCCTGCCGCAATCGTCGGGAAGATCCTGCGCGGCGTCGTCGGCTGTAGTTGCCAGAGTGTTTGTAGGGTTGAGGAAAGACCAATCGTAACCAGCCTCTACGCCCTCGACCGCTGGCGGATAGTAGAATTGACGGATCCCGGCTTGGACGTAGCGGTCGATCTCTTTCTCTTGAACCTCGGAAAAGTTGTCGCGCACCTTGCCGTACCCAAGGAAATCCCCTACTTCTACCAGTAAGTCCGCATAAGCAATGGACAGTCCGGATTCAGCCACGATGATTTACTCCTGTTCGGGAAAGTTGATCTTGCCGTCTTGAAGGTCGCTCAAAAGTGAGATAGAAGCAAATGCCTCCGGAGAAAGTCTACCGGCTTGCAGCTTGTCCTTACGAGCTTTGAACTCGTTATAGAAGATTACAAGCGAATCGGGCAACTTGTTACTATAGCCCATGTCCGCAAATACACTTGAGGCGAACTCGTCTACTACTTTTGGTGCTTCTGTCATAATCGGTTGTCCTTTAACTGTGGTGGTGTTTGTAAAATGGGAGGCCGGTGCTTGTTCCGACCTCCCACATTGAATGTTAGAGGTTTAGGTCTACGCCTCGGTTGCTCCGCCAACTACGTCCTTCGTGTGCCAGATCCCGCCACCAAACTCAAGGTAAGCAGCATCGGCAGCCGCGTCGATCGCGTTGATCTCAGCCAGAGCGGTCGAACCATCCCTCCGAATACCGTTGGTAGCCAGATCAATAGTGAAGTCGCTCGTTCCGATTGTTCCAAGGCAAACAAACGCCTTAGTCTCACCGGGAAGAGTTCCCTGCGCGAACGTGATATCGCAATCTGCAGCGAGAGTCCCGATACCCGGAACATAAGTCACTCCGCCGACCATGTGAGTCTGACCAACCACACCAGCGTTGACCGGACTGATGAACTCTATTCCGCCAGACTCGTCACCTTCGAGAAGGTCAGCCTGACATTTCGGGTTCGGTCCGTCCAT